TAATACGTGTCATTAAGTTCGTCGTTTTCGGAAAGCTCAAACACAGAGCCTAAGCATTCGCAGTTTTGTGTTTTCATATTATTTCCCGCGCATCACGCGGCGGGCTTGTCGATTGTTTTGAAGGACGCCGTCTGGCGGTCAAAGTAAAAGCTCATCAGGCTGGTGCCGTCGTCGCGCCCCTTGGCTTGAATTACGTTTTGGTAATAGGTTGGCATGTCTGCAACGCTCGCGCTTTCCGGCTGGTCTGAATTGCGAATCGGGTCTTTATCGGGGCGGTGGATTAAAAGAATCTTGTCGGCGTCTTCCTCTAGCGACCCGCAAGCCTTCAAGTCTGTCATCGTCGGCTCACGGTTCGCTTGCTTGGCTGACTCACGATTCAACTGCCAAAGCAGAACGACCACGATATCCAGCTCAACGGCCAGCGACTTCAAGACCTTGGTGGTTCGCTCAATCGCCTGTAACTTTCCATCGCTTGGCGCGGCGTAAACGTCTTCAACGCATCCGCCGTGGTCGATAAACATGATGTCGAGTGTGCCCTTCGCCTTCAGAGCCCGCGCCCTTGCCGTAATTCGCGAAAGAGAGCGGTCTTTCGAGCTGATAGTGATTCCCATACCCTTGAGGCTAGAAAGGGCCGCAATCACGTTTCTTTGCAGGTCTTTGGGGGCATAGGGAACTTGCCGCAATCCCGTTCCGGCTAGGCTAGCGGCAATTTGTAGCGGCACTTTCATCGGCTTAACTTCAAGCGTCACGAAATAGGCGTGATGCCCTTGGCTGGCGGCGGCGGCTAAGAGCGGTCGAGCTAGCGAGGATTTCCCCACGCTTGGGCGGGCGGCGATAATGACTAGCTGGCTCCGCTGCATCGGCGCGAAAAGTTCATCCATGCGCGGCCATGGAAAGTTTATGATGCGCGATTGGTCCGGCCCCTTGTTCTCGATCAGGCTCTTAAGCTCACGCTCGGAGTCCTCGACCACTCCATCCCAGTCCTTTTCCTGTGCGTCGTTCGATCCGGCGGCAAGCGTCTGCATCTTCGCGAGGTATGGCGCAACCGTTTCAGCAACTCCACCCTCGGTGTAGGCGTAACACGATTCAATTGTGGCCGTTGCCGTTCGGATCATTTCGCGGAGCAGGTAAAGCTCGGCAATGCGCTCGATGAAATATCCGAATTGGGCAGTCGTTGGAATCTTGGAGCTAAGCATTGCAAAGTAACCGTAGCCACCCACGGCGTCGAGTTGGTTTGATTTCCGTAACTCAGCGGTAACGACCTGCATATCAATAGCCATGCCATCGGTGAACAGGTCGATAGCCTTGGCGAATATGGCCCGCGTTTCGTGGTGGTAAAAGGCGAGCGGGGTGAGCCGTGCTTCGATACACTTTGAGACGGTTTCATTTCCGTCGAGAAATATGCAGGCGAGTAGATACTCCTCGGCGTCGCGGTCGTTTGGTAGTTCTTTGGGTTTGGCGGTCATAGCTGAATGCGGGCTTGGGTTGGCTGTGTCATGTTTCTGCGGGCTTTCTCAATTTCTGCGTGCCAGTTATTAAGCAGAGCGGCCATGTCTGTTTTGCGGTAGGGTGCTTTTTCTGGCGGTAGCCCAAACCACCATTCCACTACGCCCCAGTTTTCGGGTGAGGTATCGGCTATCACAGGTTCAGCTCCTTTCCATGCCCTAAGCTCTCCCTCTGACCACGGGGTTGATTCCCTACGGCGGTAAAGTTTTTCGACTCGGATTTGATTTGGCGTCTTGTCTGTTTCCTTTTCCGTATCCCTTTCTTTATCCTTATCCTTATCCTTGGGGGTATGTGTACCCTTTGGATACCCTTTAGATACCCTTTTAATTCCGTGAGAGGCCATGAGTCTTATGACCTGAGCGTGTGGCTTACACTCGTCATTTAGTTGCCCAAACTGAAAGGACACGAAGCGGGTTAAATGCCACTTACCCGACGGGAGCATTTCAACCCTGTCGCCTAATTGAGTCGCCACCATAAGCCAATCAATCTCCACGCCTATCTGAAAATTAGCCAACTCTGTATCCATGTCGATTACGCCAGAATTATCTACCCTATCCAAAAGGTATAGATACCCTAGCTTTACCCTATAATCTAATTTCCTAAACCAAGGGTCAGACCATTTTTCTGTTTCAGTAAATCGCTTACTCATTTATAGGACCTCCACTTAACTTTTTTACCAGTTACGGCCTCATAGTGCTTACGCATTGCGGGGAAATCTGCGGCTCGGCAAAACCACCTAGCATCTTCATTATACTCGATTACTAGCTCATCTTTTACCGCCCAAATCTCACCGCTTTCTGGATCACTACTAGCGGCATCGATTAACGAAGATGCAAAATCATGGAGTGATTTGTCGTGTCCCCCATTAGGTAATCGCCTAAATAATTTAGCTAATGCACGCTTGCAGTCTAATTCAATACTTCCCCGTGACTCATGGCAATCCATGCAAAGCGTCATCAGAAATTCACTTGAAGTGTCCCACGGCTCTCCTTTTTCATAGTAGCAGTGATGCACCTGAAGATGGCGGTTAGTTGATCCGCAATCAAGGCAAGTGAAGTTGTCGCGGTTCATAACCTCAAGGCGCTTGCGCTGCCACCTTGGGTCTTTGAGCTTTTCCGCATAGCTCGATTTGTAGCATTCAGGCTTTTTCATAAAACAGAAACAGGAATCCCGCCGATCCACGCAAAGTGAAGTATGCCGGAATGCTTCGGCATGTATGCGTGAATGGCGGGAAAATTAGTTGTTAATAACATTCGAGCGTGCCAGTTCAGACTTCACTCCTAGCTGGCACCCCGATAAAACGCGCCTGACCCTCGCGAGTCAAGCGCGGCGTTTGTATTTACCTGTTTTGTCGCGTCGGGCTTTGTCGGCTTCAATCTGCGCAAAGTGGGCGTCACACCACTGCGCATCTCGGCCAGCTTTGTAAGCCTTGGCGTGGCCCCTCGATAGGCCCAGCACGTAGCCAATGCCTAGCCATGATGAGGTCACTACCGCGATTAGGATCAAGTCGTTCATGGTCAAAATGGAATATCGGAACCATCGTCGTCACCCCCAGCGGCCCCGCCTGCTTGCGGCGTCGCGGCGGGCGCGGGTGCTACCACCGTCTTTTTATCCGCCCCGCTTGCGTAACTTGCTACCTTATTTTTCGCGGGCCAGTCGCCACTCCCGTCCTCCTTTGGCTTCGCTGCCTCAATCGCAATGTTTACGTAGCCGCTTTTGTCTAGGCAATCCTCGGCACTAAAGCTGCCCTCGTTATACTTCGCGAGCAGGCCCGTCGATTTGCAGAAGCTGTTGAGCTTAAAGGCGACGCTCTCCATTAGATAGTCGGTGATCTTTCGACTGCTTCCGTCTGGCAGGTAAAAAATGATTTCAATGGCGATCATCTCTTTGCCGCTCGTTTTACTGATGCGGTCCGCCGCCGTCATTACCTCAAAAGGATAGGTACCTTTAGGTGCTAAGCCTTGCTCGGCTAATTCTTTTTCCGTCTTAGGTGTAAACTTCATCCTGTTTTTAAGTTAGGTTTTTAGGGTGGTTTAGATGCTTGATGGTGGCACGTTTGCGGCAACTCGCTTGCGTAAGAACTCAAGCCATTTTCCAATCTGCTCGCCTGTCATTTCTCCCCATGATTCGACGCCTGCCTTGGCGAAGCCTTTGGAAATATCTGTGTCGGCAACATTGGTAAGCGATAGGAGCTTCACAACCTCACTGACTTGTTCCGGCGTTGCCAGCGTTGTGACGCCGACTTCGCCTTCGATCGTCTCCTTGCCGTGACGGGCGATAAACTCAGCGTAATCGAGGGGGAATGTATCCGCGTCAGGATACGCTAGGAGGCGGCTTTTCTTTACCGTAGCCATGCGGGACGGGCCGCGTTTGTTGCACTGGATTGCAAGGTCTAACTCGTAAATGAGTTTGTCCCATACATCAGCAACTTTACCGATCTCAGAACGCTGCCCATTTACCATTCCCCATTCCGTTGCTTCATGGCAAATAAACCAGATATTCATATCCAATCTGCTTGCCCACAAAACCAAGCGGCGCATCGCTGCAATCGCTGGCTTCTTCGACGCTCCAAAAGCGTCTTTGTCGCCTAGGCGTTCGGCTTCGCTTGCGATCGTGCTTTGGAATAGCTTGGTTAAGCTATCGACGATAAGCGTCTTATATGGATGCTTTTCCGTCGCGAGTGCCTGCATTTGCTCGATCAGCGTATCAAAGGACATGGTGCCGTCTTCCGGCCCCATATAAACGCCGCCGGAATCGGCTAGCAGCTTGCGGTATTGCGGCCCCTTCGCCCCGCCCTCTACGTCGAAGTAGTAAGGAGCTGGGAAGCTTAATGCCAGCGTGGTCTTGCCAACGCCTGACGGACCGTAGAGCACGGCTTTAATTTTACCCGCTTTAACGGACTCAGGCGCACGCGCTTTGAGTTTAGATGTTTTCTTTGCGGTGACTTGTGTGTTTTCGCTCATGGTTTTGTAATAAATATGACCCTGTTTTTCTTACAGTTTTATTCGGAGGGAAACTCCCCCGACTCGACTTTTGCCCAGAATGCGGCGGCGATTGCCTCGTTGCCCTGCGCTAGTTTGAGGTACTCCACGCGCTTGTAAGTGCGGATAGACTTATCGTAGGCCGATTGACGGATGCGTGCCACGTCTTTCGCGCACTCCTCGGCCAGCTTTTCAAAGTCCTCGCTTACCGCGTCGCAGTCGGTCTCATCGATGCGCTGCTGGAAGCTCTTGGCCCCCGATCGGCTGATGTAGATTGCGCGGATGCTGAATTGGCCGGAAGCGATCTTATAGCGGGCGGACGCGCCGTAGCCGTCTTCATACACAGGGATTGCTCCAGTCAGCGCGTTCACTGCTTCGGCCTCCGTATTAAAGCAGAGTCCCGAACGGTAGGTGCTGTCGTAGCTGCCTGGTGCGTAAATCTCGTAGAGCTTATGCGAGTCAGGCGGGATAGAAAATCCCGAGTAGCCTGTGACTTTTAGTAACTCAGGCACGGGCAACGGGACTTTAATCCCGCGCTCGATAGCCTCTAATTTTATGGCGAGGAAGATTTCGTCTTCCGTTAATTTAACGCGTTCAGCTTCGGTGTGTTGGTAGTATGGTTTCATTTTATTTTTTCGGTTTATTTTTTATTGGGGTTGTATCCGTTGGCGAGTGCCCACGGTAGGAGGTGGTCGAACATGTCGCCACGCCTCGCCTTCGGGTTTCGTTGCCGCATTTGCAGCGTGAGGATTTCGGCTATTCGGAGCGTTTCCGCCTTGGTGCCTGCCGTCATTGTGACTCGGTGCTCTGTGCCTTTGATTGTTCGTGCCATGTTGTTGTTTTTGTTTGCTCCGCCAATGCGGAAAAGTGAACCCCTCCCGCCTGCGGTTATCTCCGTGTCGCATCCGCGTTTTCAAAGTGGATTAACGGTGCCGCAGGTCGGTGGGGAGAGTGGCTAGAACCCGCTGGCGAGCATCGCGCCCATTATGGCTCCAAGTAAGCAGACGGTTAAGACCTGCACTAGTATCAGCGGCCATTTCGCCCGCTTTTTCGGAGCGAATCGGCCCGTGAGGTGGTGGTTTACTTTGTGCATGGTAGCCAATTAACGCGGTCAAAGGAGTGCTCCCATTCGGCGGCTAGGTCGGTGTATCCTACATCGCCATAAATACGAAGTGTAATGTGCGACTTATAGGCCGCAGAAAAGGTGTAATGCGCATCATTTCCTAGATTCATTTTTGGCCGCAACCAGCAATACGCGGCGGGCACGCTCTCGAAGTCCCACGGCTCCGGCGCGGTCTCGATTAGTTCGGCACACAACCTAAACGCAGTGAGACTGGTGCTGAAGGGATAAGGCACGCTTAAATTGACTCCTATTAGCTGATAACTAAGCCACGGCGCATTAGATGTATCCTTTAGCCAAATCTCCTCGATGGGACCGCCGTTATCCGCTAACTTCTTCAACGCCTCAAGCGGCGCGAGTTCTCGATATGTTTTTTTGCTCATTTTCTGTTGTTTTTTAGTTTATTTTTTAAGTTTAATCGCCTCCGCCAGCGCAGGTATTGCAGCCGCGTAAACGTGCTTTCCTTCGCCCTCCGCTTTTGCGGCGAACTCGGCAGGCGTCCCTAAAAAGCAGCCAGCTCTGACAAGCATGCGCTCGCCGTCAGTCACTATCAGCACTTGCCGACCACTGCCGTCGAAATTTGAGATAGTCGTAAAGGCTTTTACCTTCAGCCCTTCTAACACGCAGCGGTCGCCGAGCGTGCAGCGGTCGCCGAGCGTGCAGCGGTCGCCGAGCGTGCAGCGGTCGCCGAGATGCAGTCGGTGCCGAGCTTGCAGTCGGTGCCGAGCGTGCAGTCGTCGCCACAGACCGAATATGGCGGCAGCTCGATATTGTTGCCTAGCTTAGTTCCGCTTGGCACTATCCATCCGCCATTTTCATTTATTTCAAAGTTCATTTTTTTGTTTTTTTAGGTTAAAACGCGCCCTTTGCGCGTCCGAAAGTGTCGATAAAGTGCGCCATTACGTCCGCAATCGCGTCGAACGGCTCGCCTAATGCGCATTCCTGCGCGTTTGCGGGCGTTTCGTCGCCCTTCCCTTGCGTTGGTATGGGTGAGGCTACACAGACGGCTATTTCGCGGCTCATACGCTCGCCACCTCCCAATGCGCATTTTTGCAGGCCGCGATTGCCAGCTCAGGCTCAGGCCCTTGACCCCAGCGTGAGAGGCGCAGGTCGGCCTCGTTGACAACCGATTGACGTGCCATCCATCGCACGCCGTAGCCGTGTTCGTCGATAACGCATTGGCCGAAAAGCGAGACGTCATTCGCCTCGCAGAGTTCTTTAAGTTTCTCGTTCATTTTTTCTTAGAGTTAGATGGAGCCGCCCAATACGGGAGGCTCTAACTAACCGCCGATTGCTCGGCAGTAGGTAAAGAGGGACCGGATTTTTTCTTCGTCCCTCGGACTTAACTTTCAAAGACCTCGACCGCTTTCGTCGCCGTTTTTGGCTTGTCTCGCTTTCGATGTCACAAACAAATCATTCTTTTTTGCTTAATGCGAGTTTTATTTTGCAAAAAAGAATCCACGCATCGCAAAGCGTTCATTCTGCGAACACTTACGACGTGTTTATTTTATTCCGCAAAATGGAATATCCATCTTTTGAATACGTTTTTTGTGGGTTTTTTCGAGCGTAGGCTTGACTCATGGGGGCTTCGCTCCATGATGTTCGCATCCGAACGGGTGCAAACTGTGAGGAAACTCACGGAGCTGACCCGTTCACCACCTTGAGAGCCGCCTAGACTGCACCCCTAGGCGGCTTTTTCGTTTCCTAAAGCCTAAACCCTATCACTGGGGTGGAAACAAGCGGGGCAATCCCTCGCGCTGGCCGATCTAAACCATCCCGCCCGCAAGCTAGTCTGGCCTCCTGAACGAACACCCAAACAGGAGTTTAAAGTGACGTGCGGTTTAGCCGCAGGTGAATGACGAAAGATGCCTTTACCGGCAACGCGGGCGACGAGTCGAACCAGCGCGGTCTTTCGTGAGTTGCAACGCAGGTTTCCCAGTCCGTATGCGATTTCCTCTTTGCCGCTTCATCCCTACTTAATTGTAGGGTGAAGTGTGCTCGCGATTAACCCCGAACCGAAAACGATTTATCCTCTTAACTAACCGCACCATGACCCACCTCGCCCTAGCATTTACGCTGCTCATCTGCAATCTAGCAGTATTCGGCCTTTTTAAGCGTGGCATAAAAGAGCCTCTTTCGGCCTCTTTCAGCCAAGCCTTGGCCCTTTTGTGTCACTTCCTTTTAACCCGCTAACCGCATGAAAATCCACCTACTGCCCAACCCTAAAAATGAATACAAAACAACTCGAAATTGAAAGAAGGAGGGAATACTCTCGACTCTGGATTCGCGAAAAAATGAAAGACCCTGTTTTCAGGGAAAAATTTTTGGAAAAAAGGAGAGAATATAATAAATCCGAGAAAGGTAAAAGAGCCCGTCGCTTACAGCAGATTAAACTTGCTCGTAAGCGCGGCGTTGTCCCTTCAACACCAGAGCTAAATAGGAGCCTTGCATTAAAATATATGCACACCAATGAGGTTAGGAAAAAAAACAAGGAAAACGCTTTAGCTAAAAAGGAAAAACACCCATTGGCATTATGCTGGTCTTTAATTTCGCCAAGCGGTAAAATTTTCAAAGTGAAGAATCTGAAATCATTTATTCGTGATAATATGTCACTTTTCGACGAGGCGATATGGGGCAAGCGCACAGCGAAATCCATACACGATAGTCTTGGAGAAATATGCCCAAGGCGAAAGAATTGCAAGGGGTCATGCTACGGATGGCGCTGGCACATAGATAGCGCGCACCAAGAAACTTTTTTGGCCGTTTTGCCATTGCCGCAAAAGTAACAAGGAGGGTTTAACCGAGAACACCCCCCAGCGATTCTATGTTTCGAGGAATTGAAACCCCGTCTCGCCTCGCCTCGGTTTGGCTACCGATTGACCTCACAGATCAACCCTCTCGCCTCGCCGGTCAAACAATTTCTACCACTCAAAATCAAATAAA